GGAGAGGTCTTTCGCCCACCTGTCCCGGAGTCCGTGGATGGGTTGGATGCCGGGCGCCGCCTTGCTGTTTCGGAGGGCCTTGTAGAGCGCGTCGATGGTTTCGAATCCTCCTGTCAGGGTGGCGCGGATCCGTCCTCGAATGAGGGTCATTCCTCCGACGGACTTCGACCTCGCCTGCCGTGCCCGGATGGGGTCGTCGGTGGCGGCGTCGAGGCGGCCGCGGGCTTCGTCGAGCAGCGGCTCGATGATGCTCTGGAGAGACGGCTTCGCCAGGGACGCCTGCCGCAGAGCCTCGACCTGCCCGACGTAGTAGGAGGCTTCGTGGTCGGCGCCGAGTCTGGGCCGGGGGAGTGTCAGCTTATCCATAGAACGCCTCCGGGGCGTCGCCGCGGTCGCCGTCGTAGGCGTCGCCGCGGATCCTGGACAGGACCCTCGCGTAGAGGGCGTCGGTGTCGAGCTCGATCGATGTGCCGGTGCCGTCCCGGCCGACGCCTCCCCAGAAATCGATGACCGAGAAGGGGCCGTTGATTCCCGGCGTCTTGCCGGCTTCGAAGGCGGCCCGGGTCTCCTTGTCGTACGTCTCGGGGGACATGTCCGGGGCGTACCTGTCGGATACGTCGTGCAGGACCGGGGTTGGGCCGTCGAGAGGCGACATCGTCTTGAAGATCTTGGCTCCCGGGCGTTTCTGCGGCAGGATCCGGATGGTCTGGGGCCAGGTCGAGGCGTGCGCGACGGCCAGGCGTACCAGCCAGTTGGGCGTCTCGTAACGGTGGGTCACGTGGATCACTTGGCCGCAGCGGCCTTTGACGGTCTTGGTGATGTACGCAAGGTCTTCGTTGGCGTACCGGAGTGCGAGTGCGGCCGGGCCGATTTTCCAGAAGGGGTGCGCCCCGTAGGCGTTGGACTTTCCGGAGGACCATGCCATGACGGCGGGCCGGGAGACCCCGCATAGGTTCGCGATGTCTTGGAGTGTCATGCCTGCCCCGAGCAAGGCTTTGGTGGCTTGCTGGAGGGTTTCTGCGGTCAATTGTTACTTCTTTCTAGGAGTGATGGGTTTGGTGCCGTAGAAGGCGTCGGGCTTGGCTTTGCCGGGAGCGTCGTAGACCGGCCAGGTGGGGGCTACGACGGACAGGATCCGCAGCCAGAGTATCTCGGCGTTGATCGTGACGATCACGCCGTTGGGCGTGATGTCGATCGGCTCGGCGCGTAGGACCGGGAATTTGGGGGCCAGGCCGGGCAGGAGACCGCGGGATAGGCAGGAGCGGACCCACGTCTCGTAGGTCGGGCGAATAGGCCGCCAGCACTCGGTATCGTGGAAGGACGGGAGTGCGTCCAGGATGGCCGGGGTTCCGTCCTTGGGGGCTGCGTAGGGGAGGAAGACCCAGTCGGCCGCGTGGGTGACGGCCGCCCCCGTGACGAACTGGGGTGTGGTCGCGATGCCTCTTTCGATGCGCACGTGGGCGACCGTGTAGCCGGCCAGGAGGATGATCCTGATGTAGTTCAAGTCGTCGTTGATGAGGCGGATGGCTTTGGCGGCCCCCGCGGTTCTTTCCACGACTCGGCCCTTGGGGGAGGACTTGCCGTTGGACCATTTGGAGACGGTGCCTCTTGCTACCCCGCACAGGTCGGCGATGTCTTGGAGGGACATTCCTACGGCTTGTGCCGCTCGAACATGGTGGCGTATAGGGTATGAGTATTTGTCGCGTTCGGGCTGTGCCATTTGCTTTTCCTTTCTGTGTCGGCGCCGGCGGCGCACCTTGAAACCGGTTGCGCCGCCGGCGTGGTTTATCGGTTGGGCTTACGGGATGTAGATCCACCGGTTGGGGAACATGATCCTACTTGCGAGGCTGCCCATGTTGCCTCCGAAGATCGACCACCATCTATACATGCGAGTCACCTCCTTTCAGTGTCCGGTTGCAGAGAAAGCTCCGATGATAGGTTCGAGCGCACGGCGGTTCCTTCGAATCCATTCGTCTCTCACCCGCTCGATCCTCCGGAGCGGCCGGGCTTCTTCCTCGATCGCCTCCGGGGGGAGGCAGTCGAGGATCTGGTTGAGGGCGTCGATCCCGCCTCGACTGTAGGTTCCTTCCCGCTCGGCGTCGCCGAATCCGAGGGTGTCGAGGCCGGACTTGCCAGTCGCCTTCTCGACCCTGGCGGCCTGCCCTTCGGTCTGCATGCGTGCGTTCGTGGCTTTGATGGCTTCCTCGATCAGGGCGTGGATCGCCTTCTTCGGCGTCTTGGACTGCGCCTGTCGGAGTGCCTCTTCCTGGCCTTCGAAGTAGGCCTTGCGTTTGGAGTGGGGATCCCACGACCGGAGCGCGGTCTCGGGGATCTCGTAGGGCGAGGTTTCCATTCCTGATTCCTTTCTGAAACCACCGTATTTTCTGTTATAGAAAGTCTATGCCCGCCGAGTTACGTGTGTCAACTCGGCGGGCATAGATTCCTACTTTCGGAGGGCTACTTGCGGAACTCCGGGAGATACCCCGGCGGAGACTCCGGACGCCGCCACGGCCGCGGCCGCGGCTTCCTCGACGTCCGCCCCCCATCCCGGCCCGTCCGGCGCATATGACACGCCCGGCAAAGCAACCGGAGATTCCCGAGCGAATGATCCGAACCACGCACAACATGGTCCACATCCGTCCCCGGCGCCCCACACAAGACACACCGGCCGCCATCCCGAGCAATCACCTCGCGGCGGATCGACGCCCACCCCGAAGGAAGCTCCCGACGGCGCCTCGACCTGTCACTCCACGGCATCGCCGTCCTCCTCCGGAGTGAAGCACAGGCGCCGGATCCTCACGGCGACCGAGAACGCCATCCGCGGATCCGGAGAATACGCCGGGTGAGGCTCGACCATCTCCCCGTGCTCCTCGCAGACGTCGACGTGCCCGATCTCCCCGCCGAGCGCCATGAACGTGTACCTGAACAGGTCCTCGCCGACGCGCGTCTCCTCGACCTTCCGCACGACGTTGCTGGTCCGGGAAAGATCGAAGTCGAAGTCGGCCACGTGGAACCGGTAATAGCAGTCCCAGTCGCTCTCGAAGGTGACAGTCGTGGAATCCTCGAGGACCAGCATCTTGGCCGGGCTGTGCGCCCCGATGATGATGCGGCCTGCCAGGAACTCGTTGAGGAAGGCTTCGCTGGCCGGATGGGTCTCGTCCCTTTCGAGGGTGACGTTGAAGATGCCGCTGCTCACGCCTTGGCCTCCTGTCTCATCGCCTCGATCGTCCGGGCCGGCACGGCGACGCCGCACTCCCGGAGGTATTCGAGGTTGTCAAGCGCCTGCGCGGCGGTCATCCCGGAGAAGACCATCCCGGCGTAGGCGTGCAGGACGGGAACTAGGGGGGCCTTGGCGAGGATCGCCTCGCGCTGCCTCTGCGTCTCCGCCCACTCGGCGCCCGTAGCCCCGGGCTTCGCCACCGGCAGGGGCCTGTCCGGCACCCGCAGATGTTCGAGGACCCGGATCTCCCACCCGTTACGGTAGGACACCTCGACGCCGGAGACGACGTACGGCTCACTCGTAAAAGTCGACGAGATCGACATGGTCGACTCCCTTCTTCGCGGCCTCCAGGAACGCCTTCGCATCCAAGGTCAGGCGCAGATGACGGCGCCCCTCCTCGGGAACCTCCACGAGGATGCACGGCCCGGCAGGCCGCTGCTTCACGGTCAGAACGGTCGCCAGGATCTCCCCCTGCTTCGACTGGGGCCGCTTGGCGCGGAAGTGTGTCAGGACCCACATGGCGAAGTACTCCCGATACCAGGCGGGCAGGTTCCTATCGATGACGGCGACGTACTGGCTGGGCCTGACCGGCACCTGCTTCTCCAGCTCGACCCCCCGATCGAGGACTGCGCCGATCCGCTTCAAAAGCGCAGCGTGCTTGTCGAACGCGGCGGCCTTCGGATCCTCCTCGATATCGTTTCGGTACTCGCCGGCACCCCACTTGTGGACAACGGACCTTGAATAGCCGCATATCTTGGCGACGTCGCGGATGGACAGGCCCGTCGCGTACAAGCTGTTGATGATCGTGGAAAGCTTGTTCATCGCTTCCCTCCCTCCCTTCGGCTTCTCGGCCAAGCGTGGCGCCCTTTCCTGCCGGTGTCGTTATAGATGCGCATCACCCGGTTCCCGGAGAGGACCTGGTAGACGTGGATCCACCGGGATCCGAGCGAGATCCCGGCCTCGTAGACGGCGTCCGTCTTGTCGGCGACCTCGTGCCCGGTGACGTCGAAGTAGACGGGAGTCGGGCGGACGGGCCGCTCGATCGAATGCTTACCCCAGTCGATTTCCTGGAGCTTCATCCGGTAGAGCGCATCCTTGATCGTCTTGGAGATACGGGATGCCGAGCCCTCGGTTATCTCTCCCGCGAGGTATGTGTCCCTTCGCATGCGCGTGTTCCTTTCTTTTCGAGCATGTCGTGGTAGCAGTCTGAATGGTAGATGCGGGTCCCGTCGCCGCATGAGCTCGTCCATGTGAGCTCGATCGGCCCCGAGCATCCGGCGCATTTGACGCACACCGGATGCTCGGACGGGATGCTGACGTTAGAACGGGGGCGCGTCATTACGCGTGGCGTCTCTGCGCATGACGTCGCCGAAGGTCACCGTCGAGCCCTGCCGCTGCGGGCCGGCGCCTGTCTGCGGCCTGCCCGGAGCCGGCCTGGCGGCCCCCTGCCCGGGCGCCCCCTCGGGCCTCCGCGGCTGGACCCCGAGGAAGCGCGCCGACCGGATCTCGATAGAGCATCGGCGCTCCCCGCTGGGGGTGTCGTACTCGCGGATGGACAGGGTCCCCGAGGCTGCGATCCTGTCGCCCCTATGCACGGTCTCGGCGACGGTCTCACCGGCCTTCTCCCAGAAAGAGAGCCGGACCCAGAGCGGATCCCCGACATCTCCCCACTGGCCGGTGACATTGTCCCTTTTGACGGGAGTGCAGCACACGGAGACGTTGCACACCGCGGCCCCGGTGTTCGCGTAGTGGATCTCCGGGTCTTGCCCGACGTTGCCTTCGACCGTGACGTGCATGCTCACTTGTCGTCCTCCTTCTCTATCTTGAGGGAGTCCTTGACCAGGCCCGCGAGGATCGCGAGGGGGATCAGGGCCGGCCAGATGAGAGCCAGATAGGCCCATCCGGCCGCCGCAGGCAGGGTGATGACCTTGTTGGCGGCCGCAACCGCGACCACAGTGAGGGCCACAATGAGAACCACTAAATAGGTGGCGTTCAATAGTGCCATGTTGGCTTCCTTTCTTCGATCGATGATGAGGGTTAACTGTGGTTCGCCATTGCTTTGGCGAGCCTATCGGCCCACGGATTCCCCTTCAGGTCCTCCATGGCCGAGGCTATCTCGTCGGGCGTCGCCTTCTCGCCCTTGGTGAGCGCCCACGGGTCGTCCTCCGGCACCCGGCCTTCGGCCCGAGCCTCCCTGGTCCTGTAGTCGCGGGCCAGGTCGATGACGTGCATGGGCTTGATCCAGACCGTGGTCTTCGCGTAGTGGTCGCGGACAGCCTTCACGGCCCACTCCATGGTCACCCACTCGGGGAGCGCCCGAGCCCACGCCCGCACGGTCTCGATGTAGTCTTCCTGGCGGCCTCGCGTCCCCTCGAACGCGCGGGCCTCCGAGAGGATCGCTGCGGCTATCTGCTCGGCGCGGTGCGCGAAGATATCCAGGTCCTCGTCTCGGTACTCGCGGGGGACCCCGAAGGCCCGCTCGAACAACTGGTTCTCCGCCTCGACGGACGTCGGCCACCCGCTGGTCTGGGTCGGCGCCGCCCGGCCGCCGGTGAACGGGGCCGGAGCAGACACGCCGCCGCCCGGCCGCTCGGGCAGGGCGCCGTTCTCCCACGCCCCGGCGTTCAGCCACGAGGCCGGAAGTTTCGTGTACTGGTCGACCCGGTTCGGGTCCGCCGCGTAGTTCTCGGCGCCCGCGATGATCGTCTCCGGGTCGGCGTCCCGGATCGCCCGAGTCCATGCTTGTCGGGCTTTCTTCTTGTCGGCCTTCCTCGGGTAGGCGGCCCAGAAGGCGTCGAAGGCGTCGTCGCTCTTGCCGGGTTTCTTCGTGGAGGGTTTCTTCTCGCGCGCGGGCGCCGGCGTGTGCGCGCGTGTGCGCGCGGGCGCGGGCGCGGGCTCATCTACGGGGCCGCCGAGCTCGGGAAAGCCGAGATCGGGGAGCATCCCGGTCTCCGACTCGCCCACCGGCGGCTCGGGCGCCTCCACGGCGAGGGCCTCGCCGGGATCCGCGGCCTCGGCAGGCGTCGCAGTCACGGCAGGCTCTAAGGCGTCGCGGAGAGTGATCTTTTTCTGCGGCTCCAGGAACGCCCCGTCGGGGGAGATGTCCCGGCACAGCTGGGCGAAGACATCCCAGATGAAATCCCGCGGAGACCTGCCAGTGTTCTTATTCACATTCTCCGAGACGTGGGAGAAATCCAGGTCGAGGATGCACTGGCGTACCTCCTCGCGCAGCCGCGGCGACACGATCGCCCGAGCCGCCGACGCTATCGCGAGAGCGATATTCGGGGACTTCCACCCGCCGTCGTTCTTCACGAACGACCGCACCAGAAGCTCATCCGTGGAATGGTCCGCGAGCACGAACTTCGCTTCCACGAGCTCCCGCAGCCCGGCCTGCACCCGCTCGCGCGGACTGTCCGCGGCCATGCCGACCCACCTGTTCATGGCGATCGTCGTCACCCCGCACCGCGACAGCGAATCCTGAGAGATGAGCATCAGGTAGATACGCTGGGCGTCGGCGGAAAGGGAAATGAAATCCCTGTCCGCCCACAGGCTCGTGTAGACTTTCGCGAATTCTCGTGCCATAATGAAGGCGATTCCTTTCTAGGGGCCGGTCGGAGCCATAACGACCGGCCCCGACCTTTCCCCTCTTCGGACTGACTGTCTAACAGTCTACCATGAAACCACCTCGCGAAGCTCGTCGAGACGCGACCCAGTTGCGCCCGACTGGCCGGCATAATGCGACCCGCGCTCGACCCCGTACGGGCGGGCACACTCACAGTCCAGCTCGAAGAACGACAACTGGGCTATCGCCGGAGCATTCAACCCCGGCGTCAACCGCAACGGCCGCGGCCCAGCGTTAAACAACTCCAACGTCACCTGCCCCTCGAACCCCGGATCGATGAACCCCGCAGTCACATGCGTCATCAACCCGAGACGACCCCACGAAGAACGCCCCTCCAGGCGGGCGGCATGCGTCGCCGGCATCTCGACCCGCTCCACCGTGTGAGCAAGCGCGAACATGCCAGGCATCAGCCAAAACCCCTGACTCCCCGCCAACACGCTACGCCCGTCAACCGAGAACTCATCCCCGAGCGACAAATCGTAGGAGGCAGGCTGCACCCGCTCGGGCAGAAACGGGTGGATCCTCCGGGAGAAGACGTCGAAGATCGACCGATCCGACAGCATCACTCGACCCCCCTCCCCGTCTCGTAGACAATCACGTCCACCCGGTAGACGCCCGTCCCAGTGGCGCCCTCGATCCGCCGATAGTCCGGGCCCACCACATGCCGGTGATCGTCGTCCTCCAGGAACCCCGAGTCGACGATCCCATCCACGATCGGCTTGACCGTCGGATGCATGTTACACGGATCGGCGCGATGCCTAGTCGGATACTGGATCCTCGCGAGGATCCCCACCTGGCCCTCCGGGCGCCCGTACGCCTCCCAGCCGCAGTCGGCCACCAAGGCGGCCCCGGCCGCCCTCAACTCGGCGGCCCGAGCCGCAGCCTGCCGGTAGTGCAGGCGCTGGTTCGACGAGAGGACCTCGTCCTTCTCCAGCGTCATGACGCCCATCCACAACCGCGGAGATTTCTCGGGCGCCCCCGGGAACCCCTCCTGCTTCTCCTCCCGCATCCGCCACAAGGCGTTCGAGACGACGCCGTCGAGGCCACGGCCCGCACCACCCGGACCATCGTCCGAAACCGAGTGCTTCCAGTCGTAGACATCGGATTCGAGGATCCGGATAGCCTCCTCCAGGCCGTCCGAGTACCCGACACGGGCACCCTGGTAAAACCACACCCCAGAGGCGTAATCCTCCTCCAGGATCTTATCGATGAAAGACGAACCCATCGCCCATCTCACTTTCTCTTCGCAGCACGGCGGCGAGCAACCCGATCAGCCGGAGTCTCGCCACCCCAAATACCGAAAATCCTCGACACGGACGTCGTAGAATCCTCGATCCTCTCACAGAACTCCGCGCACTCCTCCAACACCGGACAGGAAGCGCAGACAGACAGCGCCGCCAACGGCCGACTGGAATCCGACGGGAAAAACATCTCCGGGTCGGCCGTGGCGCAAGCAGCAAGCCCACGCCACGGCTCCCCGCGCCGCCTCGAAACCACTACCGGGCCTCCAGGCCAGGCGCCTCCGGCTCCGGCTCCCCAGTCAACTGGGCCGCCGTCACCGACTCCGACTCGAACTCATCCTCCACACGGGACTCCCCTCGCTGCAGCGACCCGTACACGACGCCGATCCGAGCCACGTCACCCGCAGTCCACTCCGACGTCGGCCGCCCGACCCGAGCCTCCAGGCGCCGACGCGACACCCCGAGCTCATCGAACGCCGCCACCGCCGACGCCACACGCTGCCCCAGCGAAGCCGAACCGTCACCCTCCTCCAGCGTACGCTGACACAGCGCCTTCGCCTGCTCGACGAACCACGCCGGCAACACCGAGAAAATCATCTCCCGGAGACGACGGGCGCCCATGTTCGCGTTGTTCTCGTAAATATCGCGCACATCCGTCAACTCGACGGCGCCGCCACGCGACCTCGAACGCACATGCGGGACGATGAACGTCGTCTCCGCCCGAGCATTAGTCTGAAGATCCCACGCGAACGCCAGCATCTCCGACTCCGACTCGCCACGCGACAATTCCTTCACCCCGTAATCCATATGCCCCCAGCACCGGGCGAGCTCCCGAGCAAGATGCACCGACCCCCCGACCACGGTCTGGCCGGCACGCGGATACGAGAAAAACGCCCGATCGGCAAGCTCGACCTGCCGACACGACTCCTCCATCGCCTCCACAGCCACCGACGTGTCACGCGGAAACATCCGCGCCATCTGCGCCGCCGCCTGCACATCCGCCACAGCCCTGGCCTGCTCGACCACGGTCCCCTGAGACGCCCCGCGAGGCGCCGTATCCGACTGGCGCGGCCGCAGAGACCGCGCAATATGCGACGTACCAGTCACAAGTACTCCTCCCTCAATCTCGATTCCTCCCAAGCCGGCAGACTCACCGTCACCGGCTCCGGCTTGAACGGCGACGGCCACGAACCGTGCCTCACACACCACTCCCACACGCCACGCGCGACAGAGTTCATGCGACGCCCCAGCTCGGCGGCCGTATCGTCCAACGTGTACACGCCCACATCATACGGAGGCACCTTCTCCTGCACGACGAACACGAACCTCGGACGGGCCCCGTACAACGCCTCGCACGCATCCCGATACCACTCTTGCTGCATATGGTAGCCGTACCGGGCGACAGACTTCGCGAACCCATCCGGAGACGCGTCCGCCGTCGTCTTATAGTCCACGAGGACCTCCGGGACGCTCTTGCCGACCGTCAAATCCGGCCGGGCCCGGCACGGAACCGGGCCCTCCAGCCCGTCCCCGTTCCAGTACATCGACAGCTCCGGATAGGCGTCATCCCGAGTGAACAGGCGCCCGCACAAGGGATGCTCCAACATGCGGTCGGCCATCGCCTTCACCACGTCGAAGTCCCCCCGCAGAACCGGGTTCTTCCCGTCCCGCAACGCCTGATCGCGGGCCTCCCTGGCGGCCTTCGACCTCCACGACGCCTCCTCGACGATCACCCAGTCGGAGCCCGCCCCGAGCAGCATCGTGTGCGCCGCATGCCCGACCTCGAACGCCGGATTGTACGGCCGTTCATGATCCTTCTCCCACCGGTAGCGGGACGGCGACTCCAACACGCGCCGGGCCTCCGACGAAGACAACGTCCTCTTATCGGCGTGATACACCGAATCCGGCACCCCAGCCTGCACGTAAGGCACGAACGGCTCGCCGGACTCCGGCGCCGCAACCTCGAACCTCGAACCCGACTCAGTCATAGGACTCATCGATCCCCTTCTGCGACGCCAGGAACATGTAGCGCTTCCCGACACCGCGGTCGAACCCGATAGCGCCAGGGACGACAAGATCCCGACGCGTCTCCGCAAAGAACTCCGCGATCTTCCGATTCACGATGAACACCGTGTCCGGCACCGGGGCCGGCAGCGGAGGATACACGCACGCAACCAGCGGACGCGACTCCACACGCACCTCCACCCCGAAATCCTCAAGAAACACAGCCTCACTCAACGAATCATCGTATTCCAGGACGAACCTGGTCTCCGTCTCCCCCGGAGGAATCCGGATCACGCCGCCCTCCGGCGTCACAGTCGCCAGAGAGACTTCCCTACGCGTAAGATTGACGATCTTCAAAACAAAACTCCTTCCTCGCCAACCATGTTTCCCGTGAAACACCCAGCCCCCTCATGGGACTCGGCCACCGCACGGAAAACCTCCACAGGATCGGAACCA